AATTGGACGACTTCGCAGAGCGTGTGTTAAAGCCTCGTATCAGCCAGTTGGCATCTTCTATCGATGCAGACGTGGCCAATGCGTACAAGTCTATCGGTAACACCGTTGGCACACCTGGCACTACGCCCTCAACTTCTTTGGTTCTCTTGCAGGCCCAGCAGAAGCTGAACGAAAACGCCGCCGTGATGAACCCCCGTTACGCCACCGTCAACCCAGCCGCTAACGCTGGTTTGGTTGAAGGCATGAAGGGTTTGTTCAATCCTACAGACACCATCAGCAAGCAGTTTAAAAACGGCATGATGGGCACTGGTGTTCTCGGCTATGACGAAGTCAACATGTCTCAGTCTATCAAGCAGCACATGACTGGCTCACGCGTTGCTACTGGCAACTCTGTGACCACTACTGTGTCGTCTGAAGGCGCTGCTAGCATTGCTTTGACAATCGGCAATGGTTTGACAGTTAAACAAGGCGACGTGTTCACTGTTGCTGATTGCTTTGCTGTTAACCCACAGACCCGTGAGTCCACTGGTTCTTTGTTCCAGTTCGTAGCTTTGGCTGATGCAACTGCCACTGGCACTGCAATCGTTGTGACTGTTGCTCCTATTTACACTTCTGCCAATGCTTTGGCCACCGTGGACAGTTTCCCTGTCGCTGGTAAGGCTGTCGTGTTTGTGGGTGCTGCATCTAGCCAGTACGCTCAGAACTTGGTTTACCACAAAGATGCGATCACGTTCGCCACTGCTGACTTGTTGTTGCCCCAAGGCGTCGACATGGCTGCTCGTGCCGTTCACAATGGTATTTCTTTGCGTGTGGTTCGCCAGTACGATATCAACAACGATCGTATGCCTTGCCGTATTGACGTTTTGTATGGCTTTAGCACAATTCGTCCACAAATGGGCTGCCGCATCTGGGGCTAATTTAAAACCCCTTAGGGGGTTTTAATTCTTAACATCTTTTTTAAGGAAATTATCATGGCATTACCTAATGGCGCAGGCGGTTACCAAGTTGGTGCAGGCAACCGTCAAGAAACTATCATGGGCGCAATGGCCGCCCCTCAGACAGCTACGGCTACTGCAACCCTAACGGCAGCGCAGATTTGCAATCAGATGTTGGTGGCTAACCCCTCCACATCTGCTGCAACATACACGCTACCTTTGGGCACAGCAATCGACGCAGCAGTTCCTAATGCTACTGTTGGCAGCACATTTGACTTGTCAATTGTCAACATCGGCACTAGCTCTGGCGCGGTGACTTTGGCTGTTAATACTGGTGTATCCGATGGCGGTAACGCTTTGGTTGCTATCGCTGTAACAACTAGCCAATTGTTCCGCTTCCGTAAGACCGGCGACGGTACTTACGTTGTGTATCGTTTGGGCTAAATTTAATGGGGGCTTCGGCTCCCATTTTTAAAGGAAACAAATCATGCCAAATACAAAAGCTGTAGGAGTCGCGTATAGCGATCCTGAATTTGAAAGCGTAACCGTTACTGGCGCGTCAGCGCTGCAAGCGGTAACCGCTACGACCATAACTGCTACGACCGTAACTGCTACGACCGTAACCGGCACGTCAACTGGCGCTATTCGCCTACCTGTTGCTGCTGTTGCAGCGGCTGGCACTAATCAAGGCACTGCTGCTGCACTAGCTGAAGGTATCAATGTCGTTTCGGCGGCAGACGGTACTAAAGGCGTGATTTTGCCAACAGCGGTAGCTGGTATGGTAATTATCGTTAAAAACACTGCTGCTGGCGCGTTGAATATTTATCCCGCTACTGGCGGGGCAATCAATGCGGTTGCGGCTAACGGTGCATATAGCATAACAAACCTTACCAGTTCGTTGTTGGTAGCGTCTTCTACTACTCAATGGTATTCTGTTCCATTAGTAGCATCCTAACCAAAAGGGGGCTAATCACCCCCTTTCTACTATGAACATTACAATGACTCACCCTGTCCATGGCGCTAAAGTTGCCACAATGGATTTAGAGGCTGAAGAAGATGAAAAAAATGGCTGGATTCGTTATAATCCAGACACGCCTGTTCAGGTGGCTCCCGTAAATACATTGGAGATTAAGCGCCGCCGTAAATCGGTAGAGGAAGCAACTGAAGGAGTCTGAACATGGCAACGTATACCGCTGGCGATCAAATCAACCGCGCTTTGCGCTTGTTAGGTATATTGGCCGAGGGTGAAACGCCCTCCGCATCTATGTCGCAAGACGCTTTGATGGCGATGCAACAAATGATTGACAGTTGGAACACTGAGCGTTTGTCAGTGTTTTGCACAGAAGATCAAGTCTTTACTTGGCCTGCAAGTTTTATCAGCCGCACTCTTGGCCCAACAGGTGACTTTGTAGGCAACCGCCCCATTTTGCTTGACGATGCAACATACTTCAAAGCGCCTAGTGGCGTGTCGTATGGCATTAAGATGATCAACCAACAGCAGTACAACGGTATTGCTGTTAAGACAGTTACGTCTACGTTCCCACAAGTTATGTGGGTGAACATGACGTTTCCTGATATTGAGATATACCTCTACCCAAGACCCACACAAAACCTAGAGTTTCACTTTGTGTCGGTGCAAGAATTAGACAGACCTGTTAATTTGTCAACGGTTTTGCACTACCCCCCAGGCTATCTGCGGGCGTTTACCTACAACTTGGCCATGGAGTTTGCCCCTGAGTTTGGCGTTGAGCCAAGCCCACAGGTTCAGCGTATTGCCATGACTTCTAAGCGTGATCTGAAGCGCATCAACAACCCAGATGATGTGATGGCCTTGCCTTATGCATTGGTGGCTAACCGCCAGCGTTTCAACATCTATGCCGGTAACTATTGATGAAAACGCCAATCCTTGGCTCAAGCTACGTTGCCCGCAGCATCAACGCTGCCGACAACCGCATGATCAATTTGTTTCCGGAGGTCATTCCTGAAGGTGGCAAAGAGCCTGGCTTTCTGAACCGCGCCCCAGGCTTGAAACTCCAAAGGGCTGTGGGCACTGGCCCTATCCGCGCATTATGGTCACACCAGACCAATGGCGCAGATTTCTATGTCGTGTCAGGCACTGAGGTCTATAAGATGACTAGCCTAACAGCCACGCCAGTTAAGTTGGGCGATGTGGCTGACGGTGGCCCTGTGTCTATTGCTGACAACGGCACTCAGTTGTTTTTTGCCTGCAACGGCCCTAGTTACATCTACAACGAAGCCACAAACGAGTTTAAGCAGATCACAGACCCTGACTTCCCAGGCGCTGCGACTGTGGGTTATCTAGATGGTTACTTTGTTTTCAACGAACCTAATAGCCAGCGTATATGGGTCACGGCACTCCTAGATGGCACATCTGTAGACCCGCTTGATTTTGCAAGCGCTGAAGGCTCTCCAGACGGCTTGGTGGCGGTCAACGTCGATCACCGCGAAGCGTGGTTGTTTGGCACTGACTCAGTTGAAGTCTGGTACGACGTTGGCGGCACAGACTTTCCACTTCAGCGAATCCAAGGCGCGTTTAATGAGATCGGTTGTGTGGCTGCATTCTCAATTGCCAAACTAGACAACAGTTTGTTTTGGCTTGGCACTGACGCTCGTGGCCAAGGCATTGTTTACAAAGCCAATGGTTACACCGGACAAAGGGTTTCTACCCATGCCATTGAGTACGCAATTGCCCAATACGGCAACATTTCAGATGCTTTGGCTTACACATACCAACAAGAGGGCCACGGCTTTTATGTCCTAACTTTTCCAAGTGCCAACGCAACATGGGTGTATGACGCAGCTACGCAGGCTTGGCATGAGCGTGCGGGTTTGTTTAATGGCGCGTTTACACGCCACCGTTCCAACTGCCAGTGCAACTTTGGCGGTGAAACCGTTGTTGGCGACTTTGAGAATGGCAACATTTACACGTTTGACTTAGATGTTTACTCTGACAATGGTCAAGCCCAAAAATGGCTACGTTCATGGCGTGCCCTGCCTACTGGTCAAAACAACCTAAAACGCACAGCCCACCATAGCCTGCAATTAGATGCTGAGACTGGCGTAGGTTTGAGCAGCTTAACAACAGATCAGAATATTTTTCTTATTACAGAAAATGATGATCGGATTGTCACAGAAAGTGGTGAGCGCATTGTGGCGGGTGTCGAGCAAATCCCAACGCCTGCGCCACAGGTCATGTTGCGTTGGTCAGATGATGGCGGTCATACATGGTCTAACGAACATTGGACGTCCATGGGACGCATTGGCGAGTATGGCCACCGCACCATCTGGCGTCGCCTTGGTATGACTTTAAAACTGCGCGACAGGGTTTATGAGGTGTCAGGTACTGACCCCGTCAAGATAGCCATCGTAGGCGCAGAATTACAGGCAAGCCCGACAAATGCTTAATACCACCCAAATCCCTGCCCCTCGCGTGCCGTTGATAGACGAGCGCACGGGCACGATTTCGCGTGAATGGTTTCGGTTTTTAAACAATTTGTATACTATTTTGGGTGGTGGCGACGGTATTATTAACCCTATCAACGGTGGTACAGGTACAAACGCCATTCCTACAAACGGTCAATTATTGATTGGCGACACAGGCAAATACAAGCTAAACACGTTGACGCAAGGCACTGGCATTAACGTCACCAATGGCGCAGGCTCAATTACTGTCAATGTGGCAAACACTGGCGTGGTGGCAGGCAGTTATGGCACGGCATCTAGCGTGCCCAACTATGCGGTAAACGCGCAAGGGCAGCTGACCAGTTCGGTTAGCACCACAATTGCCATTGCTGCCAATCAAATTACGTCAGGTGAAGTGCCTATTCTTCGTGGTGGCACGGGCGCATCGACTGCATCAGGCGCTAGAACAAACCTTGGCCTTGGCACTATGGCTACCCAAAACATAGGCGCTTCGGGTACATTTACCACTGTAGATTTAAAGACCGTTACCGTTGTAAACGGTATTATCACAAGCATTGTTTAAGGAACGAAAATGGCCGTTAACATTTCACTATTTGCAGGCGCTGGCGCACAGTTTTTTGATAACAACGGTGTGCCTTTGTCTGGTGGCCTGCTCTACACTTATCTGGCTGGCACTACAACTGCAACAGCCACCTTTACTTCTTCCACAGGCTTGTCTGCCCACTCGAACCCTATCGTGTTGGACTCTGCTGGCCGTGTGCCGGAAGAAATCTGGCTGACAGCTAACACACTTTACAAGTTTGTTTTAGAAGATGCAGACAATGTTTTAATTGGTTCTTGGGACAATCTCCCTGGTGTTAGTAACGCCAACACTTTGGCCGCTGAATTGGCCAATCAGTCTGACATTT